TTGAATATCTACCCTTCAGTGCTCTGGGCTAAGGATAACCACCTCTATTAGGAGGCGTTATGAAAAGCCTGATCGCACTCTGGAATGTGTTAGCCAATGACTTGGCTAGCAGATGTAGCACTAGCACCACCATGGACATTAATACCGTCCAAGGTCGTGTCAAACACGAGGGCTTATCGTTTTTGACGATAACCCTTCCTACCTTTGGGAAAGACTTTCAGTATTGTCTTGACCAAGGTATGGTTGTTCCCGAATCCTTCCTTGCATTTAAGAAGGTTGGATCATGTCTCCCCTCATTTCTGAGAGGTTTCATGGAACAGGTGTTTGATCCTTGTAATGGTGTCCTCAGAGACGACCCGGATGTGGAATCAATCCGAGCTATTCGCCAGCTTACGCTGATGTTTAGCAAGGTATTGTTACCCTGTACTCCCTCACGGGAGCGTCAGGCCATGTCTGAGTATGTTTCTTGTGATAAGGAGGTTCAATATGCCGATTCCATTCGTTCGGATTCTGATGTTTCTGAATTCGCTCGTATGGGTCAGCTGCTTTTTGCGGATGTATTCAATCATGTAGATAGTGATATCTACCATGAAAGGATCATTCCGAAGCATGGTCCTGGTGCTACGGCCGATAAGCTTTCCTCTAATGGAAAGTATGCGACCGTATACTGGACCAGCCGTCTGGAGAAAGTCTTCCACTGTGGAGACTTTCTCTCTCCCACTCCTCCACTTTCGGAGGAGTGGTATGACGGTATTGACCTCCTAGAACCTGGTGCAGAGTTACCCTCTCGGGTAATCTCTGTTCCTAAGACGCAGAAGACCCCGCGAATTATTGCAATCGAGCCCTCTTCTGTACAGTACGTACAGCAAGGGATTCTCGAGAGCCTTAATTCTGGGATTGCCGACAGTTATGTCCGCAATTTTATCAGTTCCGAGTCACAGCTACCTAACCAGCAGCTCGCCCGGAAGGGATCCGAAGGTTCCCTTGCCACGCTCGATCTGAGTGAGGCATCTGATAGGGTCTCCCTTCAGCTCGTTGAAGCGATGCTCGATCGAAATCCCCTAATGAGGGATGCCGTTCTTGCTTGTCGTTCTATGCGTGCTGAGGTACCTGGCCATGGTGTGATACCATTGGCCAAGTTTGCGTCTATGGGTTCTGCTCTCTGCTTTCCCTTCGAGGCTATGGTCTTTCTGACCATGATCTTCTTGGGTATTGAGCAGGAGCGAGGGCACCGTTTCACCTCTAAACGTGAAATTGAAACGTTTACTGGTAAGGTGCGTGTTTACGGTGACGACATTGTTTGTCCCGTAGATTATGTGCATACCGTTGTGGACTCGCTCGAGCACTTTGGTGCTCGTGTGAATCGTCGTAAGTCCTTCTGGACCGGAAGGTTCAGAGAGTCTTGCGGTAAGGAGTATTATGATGGCCATGACGTTTCCATTGTCAAGGTCCGTCGTGAATTTCCTTCACACCGGCAGTGCGTAGACGAGGTCAGCTCGCTCGTTTCC